TGCTTCTGCTGTTACTATGTCTCCGTGACGATCTAAATTGTCTAATGTGGCAAAACCAGAAACGGTTCTCTTCTCCTTGTTAACCTTTGTAATAGGAAAGTGGAGGGCCATTGAATTTTCGCTGTTTGTCCAGTACGTTTTTTGAATGTCCATATGTAAATAAATAATAGCAAGTTTTATAAATAAGTCATAATTTTAGGGGATATTTTTTATTATATTTGAATTGATTTTTATGACCTTTTTAATATCGGCACCTTCTGGCTTGTAGGTTTCTCCCGATAAAATTGGATCTGGAACTGATTTAGAATTATCATTTATGTTATTGGCATACGGCGTTTCTATGTGCGATGGAGGCAATACACCAGGGTCATTAGTTGAATTATGAGATACTAGCCCACCCGTAACAAAGCCAATTATCGGATATGCTAAATGGGCTATATCACGCTGAAAGCCTGTTGCTGCCCAAGCTGAAATTGCTCCAGTAAAGGCTATACTGAGTTGTTTTGCGTCTCCAACTGTGAACTTAAAATGATGTTTTAGCCTCATAATGTTCCTTTAAGGTTGTCATAAACTATTTGTGGAATTGTATTATTTGCAACCGTTATACCCAATGCTTTTTCATATTGACTTAAACCTGTTATGGTTTGTTTATTCATTGTTCCAGTATCGTAGGCTTTTGGTAAAAGTCCCGCTTTTTCTAAAGCTTTTTGAACAGTCCAAACTGCATCGTTTGTTTGGCTAATAGCAAAGGAAGCTTGAGATGTGGGAAATGGTGGAGCAACAAAAACTGTTGTAGATTTAGATAAAGATCCAGAATTTGTTGTTCCTGGATGTGTCGCTAACATGCCTCCAGTTATTGCAGTTGCAGTTGCTGCAACACCTGCTGTTGCTTTCTTTGTAGTTATTTTAGATACTGCTGGCTGAATTGGCACTGGGTATTTTGGTCTTATTACTGCAATCACAAAAAGATAATTTCTATGAACTCTAAAGCATCCTTCTTTTGTAGGATCATTTGGATTACCTGTATTAAATGCAATTGTGGTAAATCCTCCAGGACTTGCATTTTCACATAGTTCTACGTGATCTGCTACCCCGTCCCCATTCCAGTCATACATTACCAAATCCCCTGGTTGCATCTGCATCTTATTAACAATAAGGCCTTGCATTTGAAACCAATGGAGTGCTGCAGGATTAAAAGAAAATCCTTTTGGAGTTTGTGCAGCAATTAAATGTGATAAACCAACTTGCGCAAAGCACCAGCTAATTCCCATTGCACAATAAGGAGCATTTTTTATACCATACCAATCACCGTATGGATTTTCATTATTAGCACCTTCATAGAAACCAATTTGACTTCTAGCAATATTTAATACATCTATTGCTGTAGCCATTATTAGTTACCTTCTTGGGGACCTTCGCCTTTTGCATTACGAGCTGTACCCATTTTATCTGGCGCATTCAATGTTCTATTTTGATCACGTGTCTTATTTCCACTAGCGTCTGATTTTGCATCACCAGCATCTTTTGGATTTAACACAAGAACTGTATCTCCTGTGGCAATAGGAGGAAGTCCCTTACGTGCACGAACTTCGTTAGGAAGAATAACTTGATCCTTAAGGTAACGATCATCAATTCTTGATTGTGTTTCCTCATCTGTAAGTGCAAGCTCATTAAATCTAAGAACAAAAGCATCAGTTATTTCACTGATAATCTTGTTAATCTTATACTCAAGTTCTTCTTGTCGTGGACGACATACCTGCTCTTTAAATGTTTTATCTGCATCTTTAGCATTTGCCAATGACACGTTTGCTGGCATTCCGAGCTTAGATACTGGAACACGATGTGCAAGGAGAATGCGATCTCTATTTTCTACAGCATAATTCTTGAATGAAGAATCTTGAATTCCCGCTTCAATTGGCTCCATGTTGAATTCAACACGAGAGTTTTCTCCATCTGATGGAAGAGGAATATATAAAGTTCTATGATTGCGACCACGAAGACCAGTCTGGAAGAACTCAAGCAATTTGCGTTCTGCATCAGCAGTAAGTTTTGCTCCCTTTACGGTAATTATATAACGTGGTACAGCTTTATTTTCAAAATAGTCTAAGTTAAATCTTTGTGCAAATTCGTCACCCGCAAGTGCGTTTTTGGCAGAAAGAATATCTGGTATTCCATAGTATGTATTTGATGGTGAGAATACCTTGAAATGAATTACTTCGTTTGGTTGTGGGTCAGTTCCGATCTGATCTGGGGTCTCAGTATCTCCAAAATTTCTAAAGAAGGTGTATCGGTTATAAACAACTTGAACAAAACCGTCACGGTGACGACGTATTCTCATAGTTGTTGCAGGTATGTGTCCTAGGTATCCGATCTTTCCAGTTGCGGTTCTACCAACTTCTAGGTAGCCGTTTCCTGTTGATTCTAAATCAATAAATACTTTTTTCATATTTTCAATAAAAGAATCGTCTGAGTTCATTGACTCAAGATATCCTCTTAAATCTTCTTTTGATTTTTCAAGCTTTGTACGAAGCTTATCAAGCTTTTTAGGATCAGACATTGCTGATTCAACTTTTTCCTTTGTTGCCCAAGTTTCTTCAAACTTGTATCCTAAACCTACAACGTTTGCTGCTTTAGCATTTACAGCAGAGTGATGATATGGAGAAACATCATATAATTGTGCAAGATATAAGACGTTGTATGGAGGTTGAACAATTTGAAATAATGAATAGCCTGTTAAATCAAGCGGATCTAATTTTTTAGATTTTGCATCTTTTACTCCAGTAAAGGACTTTTCAAGTCTGTTAGCTCTGCGTCTAAAATTATCATTTAGGCCTTCTGATTTTTTAATTTCTTCCCAGCTTACATTGAATGGGTCGTCAAATGTTTCTTCAGACTTTGCAACAAGATTAAAATCTTCTCCTGTATAAATTCTTTGTGTGCCGTCCTGATCATCATCATCAGCGGTGGTTAATCTAGCCAAGGTCCATCTCCTTCATATCTCTTACATATTCCATCATAGCTGGCATATCTTGTGGATCTGGAACAAGTCCAATTTGTGCACGTGCTTTTTGTTCTTCAAGTTCATCATCAGTAACTCTTCTATGACCAGAGAAAAACATTGGATGACCTTCATCTAGGCCTAGCTCTTTTGCAACTTTTTTAAGTTTTTGAATCTGGCTAATATCTCCACGAATTGCGGGAATGTTTAGAGTGTTATCATCTTCATCTCTAACAATAGAGCCATCTGGCATCTGCCAGACATATATTCCCCAATTAACTTCGTCTATAGGTGTTACTTTCATAGTTAAATTCTACCACACTACTGCCACAAAGCTTAAAAAACTATTCTGTAGCTGCCACTTCTTCCCACTTATACGTATTTACTCTACGCCATTTTCCATAAAGATTTGGTGTTGGAGATCCTATGTATTGTTGACCTGTTTCCATATCAATCAAAAGCCATTTTTCAGGGCATTTTGTGTGTATAGTTAAATCAATGGCCTCATCATATTCTTCTGCTGTTCCGCCATTTGCTAAGTCTCTCAAATTACTCGACCATATCACTAAAGAATGTTTTTGCTAAATCTGTGCCTTCCAGGCCTGATTCTTGATAAACTTTAAGCTTTTCTTTACTAAATTGAGGATTTATTTTTAAAGGATCCATCCAAGCCCTTATCTCTTCGTGAGTTTTGTTACCGATCTGCTTATAATATTCTGGGGTTCCATATATATTAAATGTTCCTGGAGCATCTTCTTTTTTTAAAGAAAAGTTAGAAAAAACATATCTTGTACCAGAAGTGACCTCTCTCACTCCATGTGCGTACGGCTCAAAAGCACTATGAATTACTATATCTCCCTTTTGTGGCTTGTACTCAAAACATCCTTTTTTAAAATCTTCAGGAGTTGTTTTTATTGTTCCATCTGGATTAATTTGTGGATAAAAAATTTCTCCGCCTTCATAATCACCAAAATAAGCACATATTCCATAATCTAATTCGCAGCAAGTACTCCATAAATCATTTTGTGACAAAAGATGACATTGTCCTTTACCTGGACTATCGGAGTGAATAAACATTCCATTATCTCCAGGCCTTACTCTTAAATAAGCGTTTTGAGGATGAATAATCCAATTTGGACCTATAAGCTCGCTCATAAATTCCCATAGCTCTATTGTGCCAGGCACTCCTGGAGCCATTTTTTCTGTATACCAGCTCATTAAACCCTGATCATACTTAGGGATTTCATTTGGCAGAGCATTTAGCCCATTTTCAATTTTTTCAACTAATTCTTCTGGAACTATATTTTTAAAAATAAAAATTCCAGATTTTGTTCCATATTCATCAACGTATGGAGATGGATTTAAGCAATCTGGTCTATCATAAAAAAACATTCATACCCCCGATATAACTAAATTATATCATAAATTTATTATAGATTAAATTTTCCAAGCAGATACTGTAGACATGTATCTATCACCGCTTATAATAGGCTTTACTTCGTGTATAAAGGGCGTTTGAGAAGGAAACATTATCATACTACCTTTCTTTGGCTTAATCGTTATATTGTGGCCTGGAAAGCTTATTTCTCCCCCCTCATAATTTTCATTAAGGTAGCAAACCAAAGAAAATGCCAAATCTTTATTGCCATCATAACCATCAGCATGAGGACCCATATTTGCGCCTTCTTGCCATTTTTTAACAGGAATATTGTCTGTCTCTAATCTATATTCATCTTTATTAATTTTATGACCGTCCATATATCTTGAATAACACATTTCAAAGGCCATTTCTAAGCTATTGTAAATATATAGGATTTTTTGATCAGTTTTTTCATCCCCACAACCCCATTTAGACTCATCTTTATTAATGTTTTTGGTTGCACCATAAATTAAATCATTATTATTACTTGCTGTCCAAACATTCCATGGAGATATGGCTTTATGAGACATTTGATTAGAGTCTATATTATTAATAAATTGAACTAACTCATCAGGGTAACTAATAACATTATCCCAATACCAGATGTCTGGATGCAAAACATCTAGGTCAAACATTATATATTGTTCTTTACCGCCTAAAAATTTTTGCTTCATATCAAATCTTTCTCTGAAATTTTATTTCCATCTGGTGTCAATCTTTTTCCTTCTTGACGTATTCCTGACCATTCTACTGCTTGATCTGCTTGCATCGCTCTTACCTCAGCAAGCTCTTTTGCCCACGCATCCCTAGTTTCTTGAGGATAATCTGATTCCTCACGATCATCAAAAAAAGAACCTATAGTGTATCTGTTTGATTTTTTAACAACCTTAACCTCATGCATGTTTTTATGACCACCATGAAAAGCTGCCAACATGCCTGTTTTTGGTAAAAACTCAAGGTTATGTTCAGAAAAAGATAGTTCTCCTCCTTCAAAATCATCATTTAAATATAAGAACGCTGCATAACGACTTCTTGTAAATGCTCCCATAACACCATCATTATTGCTGTTATCTGAGTGAAGCGGAGCAAATGCGCCTGGCTCCCATTTTTGTGAATGAAAACTTATTTTTGAAAGCTGTGGTTCTGGAATATTAGCTACTTCTGCAACCGCATCTCTAAATCTTTTATACAAGCTAGAAAACCAATTATTTGGCAAACCAAACTCAGCAAGTATTGGATCATTGTCTTCTGG